CTGAATACATTAATGGAAAAAGAGAAATGAACCTTACAATTGGTGATACTAGTACTTCAAACATTGTATTTAGTGATGGCAATGGAAACACATTTAAGATTTTTGCAAGGGAGAAAGGAGGTAACAATGAATGATAAAATCAAACACCTATTAGCCACCGCTTATAAAACCGATTCAATAGAAAAAAACAAATGGCGTATTGAAAACCGAGAACAACGAAGAGAACAAAGAAAAAAAGAACTTAAAGAACTTATGGAAAAAGAAAAAACAATGAGCAACAATAAACAAAGTAGCATTGAGTGGTTGGTTGAACAAATCAAAAAAGACATCAATTTGAGATTGAGAGGATTTGATATTGACAAAGCACTTGAACAAGCCGAAGCAATGCGAAAGGATGAAATTAAAAACGCTCAAATGGATATGTTTATTCATCTTAATAATTTGCCTTATGGTTTAGAATATCTTGAAAAACGACAAAGTGCAGAAGATTTTTCACAACAATACTACAACCAAACATTTGGAGATGAAAGCAATACTTGAATTTAATCTTGACGAAGAACGCCATCAATTTGAAGATGCAGTTGACGGATGGAAGTGGAAGTGCATCGTATCAGAACTCGACAACGAATTGAGAACACGGACAAAGTACGCATCGGATGAAACACCTGAAGAAGTTGTGGAAGCATTGGTCAAAGTGCGTGACTATTTGCGTGAGTTATTAAGCGAGGAAGGATTGATACTTTGAAGAAACACACCCAAATCTATATGAATCACTTTGGCTATGACATCAGCGACTTCATTCCTTGTGAAGTGTGTGGGCATACTGCAATTGATATCCATCATCTTGAAGCTCGTGGAATGGGTGGAACAACAAAGCCGGATGTGATTGAAAACCTTCAGGCATTATGCAGAGAATGTCACACAAAGTTCGGTGATCAAAAGCAATACAAGGACTTCTTAAAATGCAAACACGCTGAACGAATAAGTTCGGGAAAAAATTCGGGGTAAATTCGGGGATATGGCAACACAAGAAAAGCAACCACACGGAGGAAGTTTGACAAGACCTGAGAAAGGTGAAGTCCTAAATCCGCACGGCAGACCAAAGAAGTTGATAACACAACTCAAGGAAATTGGATACCAAAAAAGCCAAGTTGAGGACACCGTCAACACAATGCTCACGATGTCACGCAAAGACCTTGAGAAGATTGACAAGGGTGATGAGTTCACAATCCTTGAAAGAATCATTGCTGGTGCTTTGTTGAAGTCGCACGACAAAAACTCGTTGTTCAACTTGGAGATGTTGCTCACACGATCACAAGGCAAACCAAAAGAAACCATTGACCAAACAATCCAATCAAAAAACTTTACTATAACTTTGAATCTCGATGAAAAAAACTTGGAGAGGTGAGGACACATTCCCACCGTATGACGGAGAACTTAAAATCGTGGCAACCTTTGATGGCGAAATCAAACTTGCAAGGTTTATTGACGATATGTGGATTGACGAAAACACAATGGGTTGGATCAATGTGATGTACTGGATGCCCATCCCAATTTTGCCAAACGAATGACACCGAAAGAAAAAGCCGAACAGTTGGTGGAATCATTTCTCTCATTTACATCAAATGAAGCAACAACCGAAGATGGTTTTATTTATTCGGAAAGAATGAGAGTATGGAACGCCAAGCAATGTGCATTGATTTGCGTTGATGAAATGATGGAGGTGTTGGCTGATGACTCGTGGAGGAATCGCAATGAGTTGATGTTTTATGAAGAGGTTGAAAAACAAATCCACGCCCTATGAAAGTAATCCAGTCGGGGCATCTCGGTGATTTGATTTATTCACTCACGGCAACCAAGCGAGTTGCGGAGTTACACGGTGCGGTAGATTTTCACATCGGATTCCGTGAGCAGAATGGTGTTCCCGGTCATCCAAGCGGAGGATACTGTATGAACTTAAACTCATACGAATACATCAAACCCTTGCTTGAGCATCAATCGTATATTAAAAGCGTTGAGATGCACTCACACCCCGACATCAAGTATAACTTTGATAAGTTCAGGAATCACGGATTGAATCTATCCACTGGAGATTTGAGGCGGAATCACTTTCTTGTGTACCCCGAATTGATGTCCGACCTTCACGAACCTTGCATTGAAGCGACTGAACCTATCCCATACTTTGCGGACAAGATACTTTTGAATTTCACATCTCGGTATCGCAATTACGATATCAACTACTTCCCACTCAAAGAACACAAGTGCGTTTTCTTTGGATACGAAGATGAGTACATTGCATTCACCGATAGATGGCAGTTAGATTGTGAACTATTGAAATGCCAAGATGCTTTGATGTTGGCAACCATTGTCGGCAGTTGCAAGGCATTGATCGGCAATCAGTCAAGCACCTACGCAATCGCAGAGCAAATGAAGGTTAAACGATTGCTTGAGATATGCGTTCACTCACCGAATGTCATCCCGGTCAACAATGGCTTTGACTATGTCACGAATCAAGCGTTCAATCACTTACTTAAAACTCTATGAAATTACTGATATTAACTGATGGAATCAATGGTGTAGTTTATCACCGCTTATTCACGCCACACCTACGAATGCAAATTGACGGACAAGCGGATGTCAGCGTTTGTCAATCACAAGAGGAATGGCTCACACTTGATTACACCCAATTTGATGTGATCATCTTCTCACGATGGCTTGGTACAAAACATTATGATGTGTTGAAGAAGATTGCTGATTCAGGCACTCCCTATGTCGTGGACATTGACGACTATTGGGTGCTACCAAAATACAACCCGGCATATTGGGCATATCGCAAAGGAATCAAGCAAGGTGTGAAGGATGCCATCAATTACGCTGATGCGGTGATCACCACAACTCCAGCACTTGCCAAAGAGATTCGCCAAATCAATGAGAATGTTGTGATAGCATCCAACTGCCTTGACTACACACACAAGCAATGGGAAGCCGAACCGATGGAACGCACCGACAAAATCAAGGTCGGATGGGTTGGTGGTGTAACTCACGAGGAGGACTTGAAGTTGATTGCCGACCAAATCAAAGGGATGGACATTGAGTTCTACATCTGCGGTTATACACCAGGAGAGATTTGGAATCGCATCGCCAAGAGTATGCCCAATGCCAAGATCGTGGAAGGCACAACCGTGTTTGAATATGGCGAGGTTTATCGTCACTTTGACTTTGTGGTTGCACCGTTGCAAGATACCAAGTTCAACCAATGCAAATCTGAGCTGAAGATAGTTGAAGCAAGTGCATACAAAAAGCCAATCATTTGTTCTGCGGTTTATCCTTACTTGTACCATCAGGCGAATGACGGGGTATTGTTGGTAACTCAAAACGATTGGAGGACTGCGATTCAAAAGATGATTGATGTTGGTCATTCAGTTCGTCAATCAATGGGCGTGAGCAATTACGACTACTGCCAAAAGCATCACAACCTTGAACTCCACAACTTGACAAGATTGCAGTTATACAAATCGTTGTGCAAATAAACTACACACGACCATATCTCACCAACTATCAAAAGGACATCCTTGACTGCGATGCCCGTTTCACTATTACGGCTGCGAGTACCAAGACAGGCAAGACCGCATCACATATCATTTGGCTTTTTGAACAAGCACTCCAATGCAAAGATGGTCAGTCGGTGTGGTGGGTTGCACCAGTATACCAACAAGCGGAGATTGCATTCCGAAGGATGAAGAACCAAGTCACGGACAAGAACTTCTTTATAAGCAATGAAACAAAGTTATTGTTGACCTTGCCAACGGGATCACGGATTGAATTTAAGTCAGGAGAGAAACCCGACAACTTGTATGGTGATGATGTCTATGCTGCGGTGATTGATGAGGCATCAAGGATGCGTGAGGAATCGTGGTATGCACTCCGTTCAACGCTGACTGCAACACAAGGCAAGTGCAAACTCATCGGGAATGTCAAAGGCAAAAAGAACTGGTTCTATAAATTAGGTGAACGAGCAAGGCAAGGAGAAGCCGAATACAAGTATTTCAAAATAACGGCATACGATGCTGCAAGGGAAGGCATCATCTCGGAGAAAGAGATTGAACAAGCGAGGCGTGATCTACCTGATTATGTATTCCGTGAACTCTACCTTGCAGAACCAGCAGACGACAAGTCAAATCCGTTTGGCTTGGATGCAATCCGCAAATGTTACCGACCTATTTCATCAATGCCGGTTGTTGCTTGGGGCGTGGATTTGGCAAAGTATTCGGATTACACGGTGATCATCGGACTGGATGCAAACAACTGTGTGTGTTTCTGCGAACGATTCCAAGCGGATTGGTCAGTCACTCAAGCGAGGATTGTCAAACTGATTGGCAACACACCATCGTTTGTGGATTCAACTGGTGTTGGAGATCCTATCGTGGAGCAACTACAAAGGATTTGTCAAAGAGTCAAGGGATTCAAGTTCACATCGCAAAGCAAACAACAACTGATTGAAGGGTTGGTGATGTCGGTGCAACAAACCGATGTCTTTTTCCCTGAAGAACCGATTGGAAGTGAGATGGAGAACTTTGAATTTGAGTACACAAGAACGGGTGTGCGATATACTGCACCGCCCGGACTACACGATGACTGTGTGATGGCTCTTGCACTTGCCGTTGATTGCAAAGCTCATAATAGACCAGGAACATTTTATTTTGCATAGTGTAAAAAATGCACATTGCTCAAACCAAATTGAAACGCTATGAATTGGAAAAACATAACCATCCACCAACTGCAAGAGATTCACTCTTGTCGTGATATGTCTGACCTTGAGAGGCAGATGAACATCCTTGCAATTGCTTTGAATCTTTCAATGGATGAGGTCGAGTCAATGACCCTTGATGAACTAACGAGGAAATTTCGGGAGTTGGATTTCTTGAATCATCTACCAAAAGCACCCATTCAGTTTATGTTCAAACTTCGTGGGCGTTATTTCAAGTTAGCCAAAACGCCAAACGAGATGTGCGGACACCACTTCATCGAACTCCAGCAGGTATTCAACGGTGATGTGATTGAATCGTTGAACAAGATTGTTGCCTTACTTTCGGTGGAGGTTGATTTCTTTGGAAGGAACAAGAAGGTCGTTGATGCTCAGGCACACTATGAGGACAAATGTGCGTTGATGATGCACTTGCCTGTTCCACTTCCGTACACTTATGCTCTTTTTTTTTTGGAAGTTTATCCCGAGTTATTGAAAAATATCCTCTCCTCTTTGACGGGGCAGATGAAGGAGATGACCGAGCAGTTGACCAATCCCCAATAGTTTGGCTGGAGATAGTTGACAAGATTGTCAAAGGTGATCGCACCAAGTGGGACTTCATACTTCAGATGCCGTTGATTGAGTTCTTAAATGCGATGGCGTTCTACAAAGCCAAGACCAAAGAACGGCAGAAAAGATTGGAGGATGCAGCCGGGAAAGGATTCAATCCGTACATCGTGGCTTGTCTGAACGAGATGTTGTGATACCGAGCAGTATAATACCAAGCAGTATCAATTGGGATGCACTAAATTATCCCAATCGGTAACAAATTTGTGGCAGTATTTGTTACAAATTGCCAATTTATAGGATTAGTGGCAAATGTTGGTTGTCAAATTTTTCCACTATACTCGGTAATTACCCGAATAACTGCATAAAATTTTCCATTATAACTATACGCATTCGGGTATAATGTGCTATAAAACGCACAAAACTATATGCATTCGGGTATTATAAGACACATTATTGTGCAATTATTGTGCAATCCATTAACTAATATATTGGTCAATGTGGTTCAAAATGGGTGCAATTAACCATTATATAGTGCAAAGATGAGCTTAATTTGAAAAATGGGTGCATTTGGAACGCAACCATCTATCCGCTATTTTTTATCGTGGCTCTATCAATCACCCAACAACCCGATTCGTATCATCCCGGATTCAATGACACAAACTTTGTCATCACGGAATCTTCAGGTGGTATCTACACAAAAGACAATTTCAAGTTTATTGCAAATGTCAAAGTTGCAGCGACATCCGTTGCCAAGTTAAAAGCACCTATCTACTTTGGAAGTACAAACAAGGGGGTGTTCAACATTGGTCGCATCCTTGAGAGTTATGTGAGCAACGATTGGAACTTTGCAGATACATCACCAAGTGGATGCACATCGTCCTTCAGCGATTACGAGGTGGAGTTTGGTTATGAGTATTCCCCATCAGCAACCGGCACGATCACGGAGTATCTTGATTTGACTTCCGCAACTGGAACTGTTTGGAATGCTGCCTTGAATCCGTTTGATTTGGTCACCTACGCACAAGCTCAATATCTTGCCACATCATCAAGTGCAAAGTTCTTGACAAATGTCAGAACGAGATACATCCATCGCACACAAAAGGATTGGTTGTATGCTTTGAAAGGTGATGCTACAAGCGTTGTAATAACTTACTCCGATGCAAGTACACAAACATTCACATTGCCTTCGTCTAAGGTCGTTAGAATACCTGTGGGAAGCCAACTGACAATACCAGGTGCAGCAACCTTCTTTGATGTCGTGTTGAAACTCGGTGGAACTGCCAAGTCAGAAACCTATCGCATCAACATAAAAGACGAGTGCAGTAAATACGAAACAACGGATATCTTCTTTATGAATCGTTTGGGTGGATTTGATTCCTTCCGATTCAATATGGTTCGCAGAGATACATTTGAGGTTGCAAGAAAGCAATTCCAATCCAATCCATACTCACTCGGTGCGACATACGGTTATGAAACAAGCGTTCGGACACGATCAAACTATCATACAACGGCAAGTCAAAAAGTCAAACTCACATCCAATTGGATTGATGACACCGAATCCGCTTGGTTGAAAGACCTGATTGAATCTCCGGTTGTGTATATGTATGATGGCACTTTGTATGCAGTCAACATTGACAATGCAACCTATGAGCAAAAGAAAGGTGTGCAGGACAAGTTGTTCAACCTTGAACTTGATGTTACCTTGTCATTTGCTGACAAATCACAACGACTATGATCAGGTTATTAGTCAATAACTCACCAGTTGACCTTACGGACAACTTTGACATTCTCATCTCCAAGTCAATTGCTGACATCAAGTCACCTGAAACAAGGTCAAGTGAGTGGACAAAGACGGTTGTCATTCCTGGTACTCGTGCCAACAACAAACTATTTGGTCACATCTTTGAGGTTGAACAAACCATTCAAGGAACTACGCAGTTTGCACCCGATTTCAATCCAAATAAAAAAGCGGATGTCGTGGTTTTGCTTGACGAGGTTGAGCAGTTGCGTGGATTCATCAGGTTGATTCAAATCAATGTGCTGGATTCAACGGACATCCAATATGAATGTTCACTACACGGACAAACGGCTGATCTATTCACGACCATCGCAGACCGCAAATTGAATGTGTTGTCCTTTCCCGAATACAATCACACCTTGACAAGTGGGAACATCATTGATTCTTGGGATAATCAGATTGTAAAGAACGGAAGTCCACAAGCATTTGCCTACGGAAGTGGTTATGTTTATGCGATGATTGATCGAGGATATTCAGGATTGAGGAACATCACCCAATGGGAAGCAGCGTGGTTCACTCCTTGCTTGTATGCCAAGACAATCGTTGATAAGATATTCACAAATGCTGGGTATTCGTACACATCGGATTCATTCTTCAATACTGACCGATTCAAAAGATTAATTATACCACCACCAAACGGATTGACGGGCAACTCGGCATTGTTGACACAACGATTGTTTAGGGGATCAAGAGCAACATCAAGTCAGAACATCGACTTGGGAACTACCTTAATATTCAACAACGATTCAACGGGGGGCAACTTTGACAATGGTGGAAACTACAATCCGACAACTGGTCAATACACCGCACCGATTGGTGGAGCATATAATTTCTTGATTGAATTTGGGATGCAGTTTGCCGTGACCGGTTACTCACCGCTCAATCCACCTGATGTGTTTGGGATGTTTGGCTTGTATGTGAACGGAGTTTTGAAGTCAACTGCAACCATCAACATTGATGCAGCGAATCAGCCGTCATCAGAATATATTTACCTGACATCTCCAAGCGTTGCGAGTGGTGATTTGATTGACATCCGATTGGTTCAGATTTACGACCAATCCAATGCCACTAATTTGACAAATGCGTTTTTCAGTTTGACAATGGGTATCGGTTCGTTTATGGAAAACAACCAAAACGCTTTCAACTTTGCATACAACGAAACGGTTGAATTCTCTATATTCTTAAACTCGGAAGTCAAGCAAAGCGAGATGCTGATGTCGTTTGTCAAGATGTTCAACTTGTACATTGAACCAACGCAAGACCAACCAAAGGTTCTTCGATGCGTTCCCCGTGATGATTTCTACAATGGGGTAAATGTGGATTGGACAAAGAAACTTGACTACTCGCAACCCGTTGAGATTATTCCGATGGGTGATCTTGATGCAAACCCGTATGTGTTCAGTTACAAAGAGGGAGCAGATGAATCAAACAAACAGTATCAAGAAATGTATCAGTCAACTTATGGCTCACGAACCTACAAGGTTGACAATGACTTTGTAAAAACTGAGAAGAAGATTGACATCATATTCTCACCTACTCAAATAAAGAACTACGACAACGGACAAACGAACTTTGTATTGAGTTATGTGGAAGCTCAGAATGATGGGGATTTGCGGATTTTGTATTATGGTGGAACGCAGAACAATGTATCTTGGAGATTCTATGCACCATTCTACGGAGTTGGTAACTTTCCGTATGTAGTACAACGCAAACTTCCGTTGACAATCCACTATGACAACATAGCCAATCCGACCTTTGACATACTATTTGGTATGCCGAAAGAACTTGGTGTTGGTGCTGGTTACAAATACGGCAATTCAAACCTTGTCACAAATTTCTACTACCGATTTATTAG